AAAGCATGGTGTAATCTAGTATAAATAGAATCGATGCGGGCGAGATATCAAACTTCAGCAAGGGACGCACAGTGTCTACGCAAGCTGGGAAGTCAATCCGCCCATGCATCAGAGGGGGGTCCGCCCCCGGCACCCCCCTCTTCTTACTATAAGGATATATAATGGCAAGCGTTAAAAAGAACAAAGAGATCAATCACAACAATCTAGTATCAATCAAACCTATCACTGATAATCAAAAGGTGGTGTTTGATACGTTTAAGAAAGATAAGAACCAGTTTCTATTTGGTGCTGCGGGTACAGGTAAGACATTCTGTGCATTGTATCTTGCAATGCAAGCAGTCATGGATTTGAAAACCAAATATGAGAAGGTGGTTCTGGTTCGATCACTTATCCCTACAAGGGAGATTGGTTTTCTGCCGGGTGATGAGGAGGACAAGGCTGCACTCTATCAGGTGCCGTATCAGAACATGGTACAGTTCATGTTCGAACAACCTAACGAACAGTCATTCAACAATCTGTATGACCGTCTCAAGGGTCAGGGTACACTGTATTTTTTGTCAACTTCTTTCCTAAGAGGGTTGACATTTGATAACGCAATCATTATAGTAGATGAATGTCAGAATATGAATTTCCACGAATTGGATACGATTACCACCCGTGTTGGGCAGGACTCTCGGATCATGTTCTGTGGCGACTTTGATCAAACTGATCTACAGAGGACAAATGAAAAAAATGGGCTACATGACTTCCTCAGAATACTTGAGGAAATGGATGAGTTTAACTGTACGGAGTTTACTATCGGTGATATTGTCCGTAGTGGCTTCGTTCGTAGTTATCTCATTAATAAGATTAAACTTGGGATAGGAATGGAATAATGAATTTAGAACAACTTAGAGAACAACTAGAAATCGATGAGGGTGTGAAATATGAGGTATATAACGATCATCTTGGTTATGCTACTTTTGGCGTGGGCCATTTGGTCCTTGAGTCTGACCCCGAATATGGTTCAGAGATCGGAACTCCCGTCAGTGAGTCCAGAGTCATTGAGGCCTTCGAACAGGATTGCGAAAACGTCTTGCGAGACTGCGACATCCTTTACGAAGACTTTGACGATCTGCCAGAAGAAGCTCAACAAGTGATTGCTAACATGATGTTCAATATGGGACGCCCTCGCTTGAGTAAATTCAAGGGTATGAAGCGTGGTGTGGATTCCCGTAATTGGAATGAGGCAGCAGATGAGATGGTTGACTCTGCGTGGTATCGTCAAGTCACCAATCGAGCAGATAGACTAGTTGAGAGGATTCGTGCTTTGGCATGACGATATTATCGACTAAAAAATATGTCTTCATTAAAGTTTATAAAACTGGTGGAACGAGTATATTGAATGGAATGTTGTTTAATGACTCTAGTGCTAGAAGAATACAAAGAATTCGAGATGGACAAGCAACTTTTCATATTAAATCTTCTTACATGAAAGAAGATTTAATTCCAAAATTAGGTTTGAGTTGGGATGAGTATTTCAAATTTGGTTTTGTAAGAAATCCTTGGGACAGAGAACTATCAAATTATTTTTTTAACAGTGGAAAATTAAAACCCCCAGAAGATATTTCTTTTAAAGAATGGCTAAATATAAATTTAAGAAAAGGCGGATTAATTGATGATCATAACACACCTCAATGTGATTATCTAACTGATGTAGATTACATAGCACGGTTTGAGAATTATGATGAAGAAGTTAAATATTTGTTTGCAAAAATAGGTGTCGATTGGGCCCAAAATTATAAGCATTATAACAAGACAGACCATAAACCTTATTGGGAATACTATGATGATGCAGATATAATGAAAGTTCATCAGTGGTATGAGAAAGACATCGAAATGTATAATTATGAGTTTGGAGAATAATGAAGATTTTAGTGATGGGTCTGCCGGGATCAGGTAAGAGTACATTTGCTGAACCTCTGGCCAAAAGTTTATTTGGTATATGGATAAATGCAGATCAAGTAAGAGAGAAATACGATGATTGGGACTTCTCTGATAAGGGACGTATTCGACAATCACAGAGAATGAAACACCTTTCAGATGGGGTGGTCATGGCTGGTGGAGTTGCAATTGCAGACTTCATTTGTCCTACAGAAGAAACACGCCGAGAGTTTGACGCAGATTTCATAATATGGATGGCAACAATAGGTGTCGGTAAATATGAGGATACCAATAAGATTTTCATAGAACCCGAAGATTATGATATAAGGATAGAAAAATGGATAGATACAAACCAACTGTTCAAATGCTTGGACGGTTTCAACCATGGCATAAAGGACACAGAGAACTTTTCAAGAGAGCTCACGCAAAGACTGGCCAAGTTGCAATAATGGTTCGACTCACTGGTGAGGGATGGTTTGATCAACCAGACGTTATTGATGATCTTAAAAATCACGGATATGAGTATGATAAGGATTATATTATTATGCACGTTCCGAATATAGTGAATATCACATATGGTAGAGATGTTGGTTATAAGATTGAACAGGAACATCTTGGGGAAGAAATCGAAAAGATTTCTGCGACAAGGATTCGTGCGTTATCTTAGGTTATAAATATATGATAAATGGAGATTAAATATGGCAACTTACACAGTCACAAGAGTTATAACAAGACCTAACACCTCAATTCAATGGCCGAGGCAATCTTTGGGCTTGGGTAGTGATGCTGATGGTGTGCTCGTGATCGATGAAAATCTTACCGTCTCCACTAGTTATGATAGCGATAATCTAGTACAAACAAGTAGTTATATTTGGGCTTCCAAAGCAGACTATATAAACAATCTTCCTAGTGAAGATAACCCCGCCCCTAACTGGCTCAAACGGCGGAATGAATATAATACATATATGTCCTCAAACAACATAACTGGCAGAATTACAGGAGAAGATGGTACAGTTAAGGTTTTTAATAGCTCTAATAATACTTGGGAAGTGGAGTAGAAACTAAAATAATGTTTAATCATGTAGGGGTGGAGTTGCCCCCCGTAAAGGCAACTAACAGTGATGGTGTTCGTCTATATGAGACACCAGACGGTAACAAGTATCCATCAATCACAACCGTGCTATCAGTGCGAAACAAAAAGGGATTGATGGAATGGCGCAAACGTGTTGGTAATGATGTTGCCAACCATGTAGCACGAACCGCTGCAGCCCGTGGTACTAAGGTTCACCACATGTGTGAGGACTACCTCAACAACATGCCGACCAATTTCCCCAAGGAATGGGCGAAACACAAGAAGAATTTCCTGCCATATTGTCTTTTTGGTCAACTGGCAGACAAAGCATTATGCAATATTGATAACATATATGCACAAGAAGCAGGACTCTATAGTGATAAATATAAGGTAGCGGGAAGGGTTGATTGTATTGCAGAGTACAATGGGGTGCCGTCGATTATCGACTTCAAGACATCAACCAAAGAGCGTAAAGACGAATGGAACGAAAGTTATTACATTCAGGGTTCTGCGTATGCAGAGATGTTCGGAGAAAGAACTGGCATAGAAATCTCTCAGGTAGTGATTTTAGTAGTAACAGAGGATGGAACTGTCCAAGAGTTTGTAAGAGACAAACACTCATATCTTGATTCTCTCGTAGAAACCGTTACGGAATGGAGAGAGAAAAATGAAATTTCTAATCGCAACACTGACAGTGTTTCTGTTGCTGTCTAGTAAAACACTAGCACAAGATACAGAACCAACATTTGTGCAAGTTCAGAAACCTATAGTGTGTGGTTCTGAAGAGGTAATCTTGTCAGTTGTTAAACTTCACAATGAAGTTATGGTATCCGCTTGGATTGACCCGGCTTCGCAATTTCCTGTATTCCTATATGCAAATTGGGAAAAGGGTACAACCTCTGTATTAGAGATGCCAAAACCGAATTGGTTATGTTCATTATCTACGGGTACGGGTGCTGCTTTTATTGAAAATAAACCCAAAAAGGGCATTGACTTTAACCCCGCAACGTGGTATAAATAACATACAATTTGATGATACGAATTGAAAACAGAACTGGACGGGGGTGCAATACCCCCCGCCTCCACCAAAAGGAGATTGGTATGAAAGAGATGACATCAGGGGACTCAGATGAAGAATCCTCTTGTAAAAAAAATATCGGTGGCGATGTTTAAGTTATATATTCTTTGGAGTATATGCGCTGATGTCATTCTCATTTCTGGTATCATAGCTCTGTTACTAGGTTATGGTAAAATCTCTTTTTGATGGGGGCGAAATAGGATCGACAGGCTGGAATAGATGAGTGGAGAATTGTCGGATGACTGCGTTATTGGTCAAATTTCTAAATGCAAACGATAACTTTGCACCATTGGCACTCGCTGCGTAAGCAGTAAGTGTGCAGGAGTTTCGGTAGGTTCCTTGGCAACAGAATAACCTACCACCTTGAAAGGGTATTGACATTTAACTATTATTATGTTATACTCTATAAACAATGTCAATATAACATTGGCAACATCTAGAAAGGATGTATTATAATATGACTAAAACTATGACTAAGACAGATAAGGTTATTGCCGCACTTGAAAGCGGAACTGAACTTACTGCAAAACAGATTAGCGCTCGATATGGTGTTAAGAATGTTCGAGCGCTCATGAGCTCACTTCGTATGCAGGGATATCCTGTATATCTCAACAAACGCACTAGTGTGTTTGAAGGCGAGACTAAGGTTTACAATAAGTATCGTATTGGTAAACCAACCCGTGCTGTGATCGCAGCAGGATATCGTGCTCTTGCACAGGGAGTCTAAATACCTTTGACTGATAGACAGGTCATTAATTAGTGTCTATCGGGTAATGCCGTAATACATTCGGGTGATGCCGTAATACATCCGTGGGGGGCCAACGGTTAGCCCCTCAACTTTTAAAGGGAGACTAAACAAATGAAGAAACTAATGATCGGAGTTGCACTAGCAACTTGTATTTCAAGTTTTGCTATGGCAGAAGAGAAGAAAGTTTCATCTGTTCTACCTAAAATTGACATGTCCTTTGTGACTGATACTGAGCGTAATGTAACTCAGGAAACAACCTCTACAAAATTTGGTGTGGTTGCTGGAATTAAGGGATTTGATCTGTCAGTTAAACCATCGTTTAGCTGGGACGACAGTGAAATTTCTAATGTTGAGTTTTGGGGTGGATATACATTTGATGTGAATGAATCCTTTGGTATTACACCTTATGGTGAAGTCAATTTCAATAATGATTTTGAAACCGCCGATAAAATTGTCGGTGTTAAGACTGAATATAAGTTCTAAGACTAAAGGTTACGGGGGTTCCTTTCAAAAACCCCCATTTTATTTTAATGGAGTACACATGGCACTGAATACTGCAAAGACATTTTCGATGGAAATCGAACGTATTGCAAACGAAAAGAATATCACTCATTTGGAAGCAGTCCTTGACTATTGCCATCGTCAAGAGATTGAACCTGATACTGTAGGTCGTCTCATTTCCAAGAGTCTCAAAGAGAAGATTGAAGCAAACGCCCGAGACTTGAACTTCCTTCCTCGACAGGCGCAACTTCCAGTATGAAACATCTCAAGGAAAACAACACTAACTATTTTATGCACCTTGCTCATGCGTGGGTGATGGCTATTGTTCTAATTATTCACGGGGTAATTCCCTGCATTCTAACTGATTGGGTATCAAAGCGTATCTGTAATGGAACCGATTGACGTTTATCTAATGTACTGTGCTATGAAGGCACACTTTGGTAAGGGTGACTATGACTTTGTGACATACAAGGGCAAGACTCGTATCAAACGTGACACGTTCTACAAACGTAAGGACAGGTCGTTCTTCGTAAAGCTGTCACGCAAGTACAAGACAGAACAAGAAATCCAGAACTACTTTGTATCAAATTTCATCAAAGACAAGAAGGGGTATATTGCCAACTTCAATGATGAGAACTACGAGTCATGGAAACTGAAACGACAGGGTTTCTTTGACATGTTCGAAGTGGAGATGAAACCTCTTGTAGAAGCGTTTGAGGATTTGTTCACAGTAACGAATGGACAACACCCTAAATTAATGAGAGAGTTTCTAGGTGGTCGCGTATCTCTAGAGACAGTGATTATATTAGATGAACTGGTCAACTTTGGGCCGGATTGGAATAAACAATTAGAGGATGATATCATATGGATTGATTTAGATAATCTGATGAATAATTACGAAAGGTTCTTGACAATTGATCAAGAACAGTATAAGATAAGACTATTGAAACTCATAGAGGAGTCCAGTTGATGGAACGAGTAGAAGGGTTCTTTGAGGCACGGTGCCGGGAACTAGAAAACCAAATCAAAGCATTGCAGTTTGAGAATGCTGAGATGTCAGTGAAATCTGACGAACTGTCGGAGCGAGTTAAGACACTCGCTAATC